TGATTAAAGCAGGCCTTGTGAAAGATGCAAACGGCGACCAAGTTATTCGTAATCGTGCATTAAAAATTAGATCAGTTTACAGTCAATTGGTTACAGTAAACCACGGTCCTTCTAGCTTACCTGCTAAAACTCTAAAATACACAATAACTGTTGATACCGCAGCTGATTCAAATATTACAGGAATCGATATCGCGCCAGCAGTATTAGGCGGAAATGCAGGTCTTAGCGTTTATAAAGGAATTAAAAACTACGTAACTGATCTTAGAGGATTCTATGTACCAGCAATGCAAGTTGATGAAAGCGGATTGTATCCTAATGGAACAGCTGACCGTCAAAATACTATCTTGGACTACATGTTCAATGATACTAATATTGCTTCTACATTAGCTGATAACGAAACTCTAGAGTATCGTTACATTATTGATTCTTATGAAGGTCAAATTTGGAGCGCTTCTAAACAGCAACTTGCTCAACTTGCAGCAAATCACGGAAAAGCACTAGCTATCCTAAATGCTCCATCTTTTGCACAATACGAAAGATCAATTGATCCAAGCTTTATTGATGCTAATACTAATTTAGTATCGGCTGAATTCATTTCAACTGGTGGTAACTTATCGACTAATCCATCTTATACATTTGGATTTGCAACTGGAGAGAAAAATGGTATTTCAATCGCATCTTACACTGCGTATTTCATGCCTAACTTAGTAATCTTTGAAGGTGGTAGAAATAAATCAATTCCACCAGCAGCATACGTTGCGAATACTTACATGAAAAAGTACTCTAGTGGAAATACTTTCTCAATCGTAGCAGGAAAAAGAGGTATAATCACTGAGCCTGAAATTACAGGAGTTGAATACGACTTAACTAATGGCGATAGAGACTTCTTGGAACCAGCAGGTTTCAACTTGATCGTTAGACGTAGAGGTTTCGGTGTTATGATTTTCTCAAACAACACTGGATTCCAAAGAGTTAGATCAGCGTTGAATAACATTCACGTAAGAGAAGCTCTAGTAACTATCGAAAGAGATATTGAAAGAATCTTATTGAACTTCCTATTTGACTTCAATGATACTACTACTAGATTAAGAGTTAAAACTCTGGTTAAGAACTACTTAACGGCAGTTCAAGACGCTAGAGGTATCTCAACATTCGACGTAATATTCGATGATTCAAATAACGGAACTGAAGTTCTTGAAAATAATGCAGGTATCATCGATGTTATTGTTGACTTCCCAAGAGGTATTCACAAGTTCATCAACCGTATTACAATCACAAGAGCCGGCGGTCAACTTGCTTCAAACTCTACTGGATTTACTCCATCATTCTAAAAGGCAAACGCTAATTAATAAAAAAAGGACTCCAATGGAGTCCTTTTTTGTTTTTGGGGCCGTCCGGAAACAGCATTCCACCACTCGGTTTAGGTCCGAGAACCTAGTCCTCAACTGGGCCTAGAATTTCTTCAACAACTCGAATTGTATCAGTCGAATCATTATGTAAAACTCCAATTCCTCCAGCATTAGTCCATTTTTCTAGTTTTCTACTGAAATCATCGATTAAGATAGGTTCTTTGTTCAATAGAGTTTTTGCAGGCTCAACGTAAACATGCTTGTGATTAGCTAAGATAAATCGAGTCTCCTTTGTAAAATTGGCAGGATCCTTTACTGGATCTTGGTCAATTCCCAAATGGCGCTTTACCCATTTAGCCTTGCCGGTAAAACAACCTGGATGTTTACTCGGAGAAGACAGAATTATTGGATCGTATCGCTTAAGATAGTCCCATAGTTCTCGACCGTCTTTCATCCATTGTAGATTTTCCCAGAATGCTTCGCCTAACTCATCGATTAGCGGCCATAGTGAATCTTTGCCGTGAGCCTTTTCATAGGCTTTTGGCGAAAGTTTTTCAGTATTGCTAGCAAGCTCAATGAATCCTCTATCAAAATCAACCAAAACTCCGTCAAGATCACAAAAGATCCTAAAGCCATTTGATTTTTCCTCGTTCACGAATTGCGAGAAACTTTTAAGATTGCTCATTTAATTCAAATTGTGTTTCTTGATCCTTATTGATTATGGCTAAGAGATCATTTGCCATTACTAGGTGATAACTTTGACCATCCCATTTTACGTCAAGGCCTGAGTATCTTTGGTAAAGAACTCTGTCCCCAACTTTAACTGGGCATTTTGAATTGTCTGCAACTAGGTGACCTAGGCCGACCACTTTGCCAGTATTGGGACGCTTGCGTGCATCCACTGATAGTAAAATTCCTGTCTCAGTTTTTAACTCTACACTATCAGGTAGAATTAAAAGCCTTTCAAATAATGGAATAAATCCTTGTTGAACGTCTATGCTCATTAGTTCTTGTAATTTTTTTTGAATTTGTAATAGTTAAACTTACGTCTTACTGTTAAATCAACGCTTTGTTTGATCGATTCTAGTACGTCAGTTGGAAAAACTGCTGTGCTTAAACGGATTAGTGTCTTGTTACGATTAAGGTTATTCTCGATCGTCTGCCATTCACCAGGTTCCTTTATCTTTAGAACGTCACATGTAACTTCACGTAAAATATCAATGAAACCTTGATCACCTGAATCAATTAGGGGAGTGATCTCTTTCCAGTCATACGATTCACGTAAGTGGTCAATTATCTTGGTTACCTTGGCTGGAGTCATTTTTGGATGAACTCTTGGAATATTATCTGAAGAATCTCCACCTAAGCACTTAGTTAGAATGTCTAGGGTTGGATCAACTGTTAGATGTTTATAATCCTTTTGGGTCAAATCATTAAGTATGTTAACGATTGCTGAATTATCAATTGATTCAATGTCAAAATTGAATAGATCGATCTCAGCTTCTTGGACCTGCCCAAAATCTTCGGTAGTGTAGATCTTTTTGTACTTAGTCATCTGCTTTGGCATTATCAGAATTACTTTACGCTTGTTACTTTCAAGCAACTGAGTTAAGTCTTTGTCAACTGACCAAATACAGATGTCTTCCTTTAGGTTTTCGCAAATATAGGCAATTAAATCATCACCTTCCGCTCCAGGAACCCGGTTAACAACAATTCCGTATTCATCAGATATTGTGTTCAAGATTTCAGTTTGGAAATACTCAAAAAAGAGATAGATTTTATCGTCGTATTTACGTTGACCTTTATAAGAGAAGTCGCCCTCACCGTGGGTTTCAAAATGTTCCCTGATGTATTTCTTTCTCCAACTCTTAGAGTCAAATACAAAAAATACGGAACTGATATTTTCCTTAAACGGAGCAAGAATACTTCCTAGGTAGTTTACAGAAAACGACCTGAAAGTATCCTTACTTGCTTGTTTAAGCATGAATTTGTCGTCATTCAACAGATCAGAGACGTAATACTTTTCGCCCACGCGTTTGTCATTAGCTAAGATGTTCTTTGCTATGCTAACCGCGACATTAAGAAAGGCATTTCCATCAATGATTAAATTCATGTTAGTTTTATTTAGATTGTTCTACATTAGGTTGAGGCTTGCTCAACGTTTTAATAGCTTTTGCAATCAACTCGGCTTCGTCCAAGTTAAATACTCCTTTTGCTTGACAGTGATTAGCTGATGAAACTAGCACAAGTACTGCATGTTCGGGAGTTAAGTTTGCCAAGAATTTTTCGTAATCTGCTTGGTCTGTGTAACTTATCGAAGACAGTAAAGTTGCAATAGGTTGCTGAGCCTCAGCCTGAGGAGTTTCAACGGTTGTAGTTGTTTCCGAATTAGCGTTTTTCTTATTTGCCATGTTGTTTGGATATTTTTATAGATCTGCGAATAAATCGTCTAGGTCATCTGCTTTAGCTGGTGCTGATTTAGCTGGAGCTGGTTCACTTATGAAATCATCATCAAGGTCAATTGACATTGAGCTTGACTTTGTAGCTGGTGCTGGAGAGAATTCAATATCTTCTCCCATTGGAGCTTGCGAACGATTCACTGGTTTTGAGTTGGTGAAGTGTTTCTTCATTCTCTCATCCTTAGTATTTGCAACTAAGTTGTCAATGATTTGTTTGTAAGGAACGATTGCTTTAATGTATTCTGCAACCTTTTCGTACTCATTGTCCGTCCATTCTTTCAAGAAGTACTGGCTCAAGTCTGGCGAATTCTTTTTAAAGTATTCGCTAGTGAATTGC